CCAAATCCATCGAGTGAACTATCAAAGATCTCATCCAGAATCAAAAGATTTGTGCTTGCAGAGTTTTTCATCTTTGCAATTTCTCGCCAGGTAAAGAGGAGAGACAAGTCGATTCTCATCTTCTCCCCCTCACTGAATGATTCATAACTAAAATCTTCATGAATGGGGGACTTCACCGTTTCTTTGAATTCTTCATCCAAAGAGAAGTTAATATAAAAGTCCATCAACTGAAGATACTTGTTGATCTGCTGATTCATAAGAGGCAGATATCTCTTAATAATTTTGGATTTTACTCCTCCATCCTTCATTAAGGAATGTGCGAAATCGTGGTAAACGTTATTCTCTTTTTGTTTAGATTGTTGGGACTGAAGACCCTCCAGTTCTTCGGTTAGTTTTTCTAGTGCATGGCGTTCAGTATTTCTATTCTCAAGTTGCTCGGTAATAGTTTGAATTTCCTGCTCCAAATCTCGTGTTCGGGATTGAATACCTGAAATCCTAGTATTGTTTTTAGAAATGTCATGCGTTAGGTTAGTTGCCTCTCTAGAAAGAACCTTGAATTGGGTTTGTTTATCCTCTTCAAGTCTGATGGCCTCCTCTATCTCTTCGAACCCTTTTTGGAGTTCTTTTGCTTTAGTTTCGGCATCATTAATTCTATTTAAGCGAAACGATTCCTCAATGTGCTGATCACAAGTAGGGCATACCGTATTTTCTGCAAAAAATTTATGTTCCTTAGTAATAGTTGACACTTTCTGTTGCAGTTTACCACGAAGAGTGCCAAGTTTTTTAAGTTTCTTGTCAGGACTTGTAAACGATTCGATTCGAGTTTGAATCGATTCAAGTTCTCTGTTCTTCAATTCATTCACACCAAGAAGATCATTCTGCTCTTTCAGATTTTTCTTGATCTTCTCATTCTTAGACTTGATATTTTCCTTTCCTCTATTCTCAAGTTCCTCAATAAAATTATTCTGCATGTCGATCTTTTCTTCCACAAGATCTCTACGAATAGTCAGTTCACGAATATCATCATTAGTGCTACGAATCCTCTCACGCAGGATGTTACTCATGTGAGAAAAGATCTTGATATCCAATAGATCTTCAATGATCTCACGACGACTCCCTGCTGGAAGTTGCATGAAAGGAACAAAGGATGCGCTACCCAGAATCACAATCTGAGTAAAAGACTTGTAGTTCAGTTTGAGAACATTCTCTTCTAACCACTTCTGCTGATCCGCTGCTGCTGCGTTACGATCAAGAAGTTCATTGTTCTTATAGATCTCAAACACATTTGGTTTGATACCACGAACAACTTTCCAATCAATTGAGTTTGCAGTAAACTCAATCTCTACGATACAATCTTTCTCATTGACACTATTGATCAACTGAGACTTATTGATTTTACGGAATGGTTTATTGAAAAGAACAAACGTCAATGCATCGAGAACAGTGCTTTTGCCTGCTCCATTTGTTCCGATGATAAGATTCGTTTGTGCATCAGTAAAGTCAATCTCAGTGAACTGATTCCCCGTAGACAGGAAATTACGCCATCTTATCTGTTTGAATAAAATCATACTCTCTGGGGGGAATCACGAACTCTTCGGGACTGATGATCACATACCGGTAATTATACACGTTACAGGTGTTTATTGCAACCTCATCTTCAACTTCTACAACATCCATTTCGGGATAGTCTTCTGCTTCTAGAAGACCTGCAAATCTCTCAGCATCATCTTCATCTTCAAACATGTAAAGGGCTCTCTCACCCTCTGCGTCTACAACTGAATATGCTCCTTCGTCTTCTGCTCCAGCAATTGTAAGTATAAACATTACTCTAGTTCGCAAGCTTCCTGGTATACATCCCTCATTATTTTTTTAACAATATCTTTGTCCAGATCAAAATCTGAGTCGTCAATGTATTTATTTAAATATGTTAACGTGTCCTCGCATTCATCTGATGATAAAGAAACTTCTTCGTCGTTGATTGCAAAATTTTCAATTACTTTTAGATCAACGCATCCTGCTTTGTCAATCTTATCAATAAACTTCTCAAAGTCTAGTTGACTAGATTTTTTTCTAACGATGATTTTTACAAATTTATCTTTGAGATAAGTTGGATTGAATGTCCTATGATTATTATCTTCATAGTAGATTCGTTCAAATATCGTATAAGGATTCTCAATAAATTCAAGTTCATTAGTTTCAGTATCAAAGATATGAAATCCTCTCTTGTCATCTACATCGTTCCAGAACATCTGATAGGGATTACCTAAGTAAAAGATTTTCCCATCATTGGATCTTGTGTGATAATGTCCTGAATATACAAGATCAAACTTTTGGAATGCAGAAGGATCGAGTCCATTATCCATCGTATGGCCACGATATGCTTCAAATCCATTGAGTTCAAGATGACCCATTGCAATCTTTGCTTTAGACTTCTTGACTTCATTGAATGTCTGTTCCTGATTGTCTTGGCAAATCCAAGGAACAAGAAGCATGTTCTTTCCACCGATCTTGTATTCTTTCGGTTCCGAAACTCTAATTACATTCTTATATTGACTTAGAAGACAATCTACTGAATTAACATCGTTGGTATTCTTATAATATGCATCGTGATTACCAACGATGTTATACAACTTGATTCCTAATTCCTGAAACTTGTCATACACATTTGTTTTTGCCCAATCCAATGCCCAGAAGTCGATTGATTTACGACTGTCAAAAGCATCACCAAGGTGAATTGCTACTTTGATATCTCTTTTCTTTAATTCTGGAAAAAAGATATCATCGTAGAATTTTTGGAAAAAATCATGAAACGTCTTACTACCCTTGCGGGCACCATAATGTGTATCAGTTATCAGGGCAATTTTCATGAATAAAGTTTAGACTGAATGTTTTCCTTAATGGTATTATAGTCAGAAGTATTGTAGATGTCACCATCACTTGAGAAGACTTCATCAAATCCAGATCTCTCAATGATCTTGGTTCGGATGTCCATCTGACGTTTCTCCTTCTGAATGCGTCTCAAGAAGGCGTAGTGAATGATTTGAGTAAAGTATGCAAATGGATTGCTAGACTTTGCTGGATCGAAGTTCTTGATGTACTGGACGCAGTTTTCAATACCGTCACAGATCATGTCCTCACGGAACATGTAGTTTACAAAATTTGGTTTATAAGAAAGATGCGTTGCGATCTTCAAGAAACATTCACCAAGATAGTTCGTGATACGTGGGAGTGGTTCTCCTGCTTCTTGTGCTTTCTTTACTTCTGCTCTGTAAACAATTAGTGCTTCTAAAAATTCTTTGTTGTTTACATAATGTTCTGACTTCTTTCTGGACATTTCATGATTCTCCTATAATTGTGTTTACATTATAGCATAAAATCAAAGGGCTTGACAAGAGTAGATTCCATCTGTAGAATAACTCTGTCAGGGTTCATTGGAATGGCTTAGCTACTTTTATATAGTTTCTCTAAGAATACTCTTGCATCAGATACTGAAGATAAGAATCCCATCTCTTCATTAACCTCTGTTTGGTTAGAGTCTCTATCTTTATCTCTTAAGTATTTCTTATATACAGAAATATATTGTTCATCATATACTTCTGATATTGTAATTACCTTGTCCATATCAATCACAATTACTGAATCATTACCTGCAGTCAACCATGGTTCTACCTTAATAGCAACTGCTCCTAGATGTTTGATAACTATATTTTCAAAAGTAACTGGATTATCTAGCAATAATAAAGTTCTACTTTCTTCTTCACATGGAGTAACTTTAGCAAAAATTTCTTCACTAGACATTAATTTTATTATTGCATAGAATTCTTCATTCATTTTGATTTGAGATTAACTGGTACAATTTCATAATTAAATTTCTCTTGATTGTAAATTTTAATTCTTTCGACTAAGTGATTTAATGTGTAGTTTTTCTTTGACTTGTAAGTGGTGTCGTCAGCAATATCATATAACACTGCTTGATTCTTCTTGTCTCCTTTTCTTAGAACTCTACCGATAGACTGTAAGTTTCTAATTCTTGACTTGGATGGTGATGCAAAGATTACGTTATGAAGGTTCTTAATATTGATGCCTGTTGAAAAAGTTCCGTATGAAGCAACAATAATTGCATCCTGCTCTTGTTCTGTAATTTCTCTTACTCTTTCTCTTTCTTGAGCATCAATGCCACCATGAACATAAAATACTTTTCGATTTCCTTTCACAGAATTATTTATTAATTCGTAAAGTGGTTCACCATGGGTAGAAACCCTACTGAACAGAA